GAGATAACTCATAAAGATATAGTTGATTTCTATAAGGAAATGGACAGTGCAACCGAGATTACTGAAGACGATTCACGCTGAGTACGTGCAGGCTCCCTACATGGGAGAAAACAAAGCAGGATATTCACCGTTTGGTGAATATGTTCTTGTCCGCCCAGACATGATTGCTCGTAAGACTTCAGGCGGCGTTGAGCTGACTGAAGACACGGTGATCCGGCATCAATTGGCTGCGATTACTGGTGTGCTTGTCGAGTGCGGAGACGAGGCATTTAAGTTCAACGCGGACCGCACTCGCAGGTTTGAGAGCAGACCGCCCCAACCTGGCGACCGCGTGATCTTCGAAAAATACGCAGGAATGCCATTCCTTGGTGCAGACGGTAATGATTACCGCATCATGGAAGACAAAACTATTGCAGGAATTCAGAGGAAGCCATGATAGATAAAACGACGGCAATAATCCTCGGAATAGGCATTGTTCACGTGCTCGCTATTGTCGGAGTTCTTTACATAGCAATCCATTTCATCAGTAAGTTTTGGTAGAGATATGGCCGAAGACAATATCATTGAGAATGAATTAGCTACTCCAGAAGTTTCTCCTGACGTAGAACGCAGGGCCCGCAACGTCGGCTGGGTTCCGAAAGAGGAATTCAGGGGCGATCCGGCCAAGCACGTTACTGCCGAGGAGTTTCTACAGCGCTCCGACTCGCTTATGCCGCTTCTGCGGCGCGATAACGATAAGCTACATAAGCGCGTCAACGATCTCGAAGGCATCCTGAAGGAAACCAGGGACGCCCAGCGCGAGCTGCTGGAGTTCACCAGCAAGTCCGAGGAGCGCGCCTACGCCAAGGCCAGGGCCGAATTACAGGCTCAGGCTGAGGCCGCCGCAGCCAATGCTGATCAGGCAGGTGTCCGGCACGCCATGCACCAGATGGAAGCGCTTGAGAAGCCGTTCAAGCCGTCGCCAAGGCCCGTTGAGCAGCCGGTCAATGTCGATCCCACCATCCAGAGCTGGATCGCTCGGGAGGACTGGTACAGGAACTCGCAAACCCTGAAGGGTTATGCGATCGACACGTTCGGTGAAATCGAGCGAGAGCATCCCGGCCTGACGGTCGAGCAAATGCTTGATGAGACCAAGCGGCGAACGATGGATAAGTTCCCCGAGAAGTTCGGGATCAACCCCCGGAGAGAAGCGCCCGCATCGGTAGCCACTCCTAGCGGCGGTAATGCGCCTACGCCGAAGCGGAACGACAGGACATTTGCTCATCTTCCGCAGGAAAGCAAAAATCAGTTTGCAAGAATGAAACGCACGATTCCCGACCTCGATCCTGAAGTATTTGCTTCATACTATCAGTGGGATTAATGGATGTGGCACTTTTCACGGTTGTTTTCTTGGTTTTCATGGTCGGGAGCGGAGAACAAGTCCTCCCCAGCATCCGATCCGAAAACAGGGTCCCGGAGCAAGTCTGCTGGGACGCGGTCAAAAAAGACACCGAATTCATCGAAGCGAGCGTTGAAGCCGAAAAAGGTTTCAAAGTCTTCATATTAGGAATGTGTATTCCAGAGGAAAGAAACATTTAGATGGAAGAAGCAAAGCGCGGCCCCGGCCGCCCCCGCCTTCCCGGTAACCAAGAAATTGACGGCCCGGAAGGCAAGATCACTCGGTCTAATCGCAGGCCATTCGGTTCCCTGCAACAGAGGTTGGCTTACCCGTTGCGGCCAGGATACCACCCGCATTGGTTTGATGATTCCCAGCCAGGTAGAGTAGCCCACGCACAAGAGTGTGGATGGGAACATCGTTTAGACAGGGATGGAAAGAAGGTTACTCGGCTCGGCGGCACCACCGCGAACGGGCAGCCACAGGTATTGTACCTAATGGATTTACCGCAAGAATGGTACGACGACGATATGCGAGTTTATCAGGAAGAAGTTAATGCAAGAGAGGCCGCGATCAAGCGCGGAGATTTAGAGAGAAAAGACGGCGACGGCCGCTATATTCCCGCACAGGGCATAAGCATAAAGAATTAACAGGCCGTTTTCACAAAATCAATTTCACCCGCCCTGGCCAAAAGCCGGGACGATGGAGTTTTAACCAATGGCTAATGCGAACGTTGCTAGGGGTCTTATCCCCTACAAGAAGTTCGACGGAAGCTACTACAATGGCTCCGCCGAAGTTTACTTCGTTCCGGCCGCGTATGCGACAGCACTGTTCATCGGCGACCCGGTGGACGTGATCTCTAGCTCGAACGACGCGAACGGAATTCCCGCAGTCCAGCTTGCAACTGTCGGCTCCCCCATCGTTGGGGTGGTTGTCGGCATTGTGGACGGCGGCGAACCGATTGTCCCGGTCACCCGTGACCTGCCAATCTCCCATCCGGCATCAACCAAACAGTACATCTTGGTCTCGAACGATCGCGACCTGATGTATCTGGTGCAGGACGATGCCTCCTCGCAGGCTCGCGCTCCCAATCAGTGGGCAGGCCGCAACGCTAACCTCGTTGCAGGTTCCGGTTCTACGATCACGGGCTTCTCGGGCTGGCAATTGGCGGCTTCTACCGTCAACACCACCTCCACCCTCGACGTGCATATCCTCCGGCCACTTGTGCAGGCGGATAACCTCATCAGCTCCGTCGCTAACACCAACATGAACGCAAAATGGCTTGTCCAGCTGAATAACTATCGGCTCGATAACCAGGTTGCCGGCGTCTAAGAGGATTTGGACCAATGGCTGTCATTTCAACTGGCCAACACCCCAAAGCCCTCTGGCCGGGCATCAAGGCATGGTGGGGGCGTTCTTACGCCGAACACCAAGAAGAGTTCCCGGAAATCTTCGACAAGGAGACTTCCGACAAGGCATACGAAGAGGATGTCGAGATTTCGTCCTTCGGCTTGGCTCCCACCAAGCAGCAAGGCACGGCAATCAACTACGACACCGAAACTCAGGGCTCGGTCACCCGCTATACGCACGTTGCGTATGCGCTGGGTTACATCGTGACCTTCGAAGAGTTGCGGGACGATCTCTACGAGGTCGTATCCAAGCGTCGTGCAAAGATGCTGGCGTTCTCGATGCGTCAGACGAAGGAAAACGTTGCCGCGAACGTCTACAATCGCGCGTTCAACGCAACCTTCACCGGTGGTGACGGTACGACCCTTATTGCCACCAACCATCCGACCACGACCGGCGGTAACCAGTCCAATCAGTTGACTGTCTCGGCAGACTTGTCCGAGGCCGGCATTGAAGACATGGTTATCCAGATCATGCAGGCACAGAATGGTCGCGGACTGCGCATCTCGTTGATGCCGGAATCGCTCCACGTGCCGGTTCAGGTCTGGTTTGAGGCCAATCGTATCTTGAAGTCGGTGTTGCAAAACGACACTGCCAACAATGCGATCAACGTCCTCAAGGCCACGAACGTCTTCCCGAAGGGCATCAAGCTCAACCACTACTTCACGTCGGCGACCGCTTGGTTCATCCGAACCAATGCGCCGGATGGCATGAAGTGGTACGAGCGCGACGCGGTCATGTTCGACCAGGATAACGACTTCGACACCAAGAACGCGAAAGCGGCTTGCTACGAGCGTTATTCGTTTGGTTGGTCGGACTGGCGCGGCCTGTTCGGTACACCTGGCGTCTAATACTAACTCCTGGGCAGGGGCACCTGCCTAGACCCCGTGGGTGGCTCGCGACGGGGACTTTTCTACGCCCTTTTTGGGCGTATCCCGACGCACTGGCGTCATACTCCCTTAAAGGTCTTTTCAAATGGCTCGTTCAGCATTGACGGCCCCGGCGCATATTGTTGCGCAGCGGGCTCCCGGCCAGTTTACTGGCGCAAACTCCACGGTTCAGCCGGATTCGGCTCAGTCTCTCCAATACGGCGGTGCCGGTCTTATCGACCATCGCTTGCCCTACAGCAGGTTCAATTCCCTCGGTAACACCGTTGCGGGCTGCGTTGCAGTCGGCTGGAACGGTTCTGAGAACGTTGTGGTCCTGGATGCAACGCCCGTCGCTGCATCAACGACCAATATCGCAGCGGCGGCAAACGCCGTAACCGGCGTGCCCCAGACGCTCGTCAGCGTCTCCGGCGGTGGTGTTAGCGTTCTGGCGGCTCCCTGGACGACGCTCCCATTCGGAACAGTGCTCCCGATTGGCACGGTCGTCATGGGAACCGCAACGGGCACCTCGACCCTCATTCCTGCCGGCGCCCCTGGCTACATGTTCGTCGGCGCTCGCGATGAGACCGCCTACTACGATCCGACCACGGCTCTGACATATACTATTTCGGTTACCGGAGTTGCCGCCGGCACCGGTGGTGCCTTCATCGTTCGCGGAACTGACTTCTACGGTCAGTTGATGTCCGAGACGATCACGGCAACGGCTGGTGCGACAACCGTTTCCGGCCTGAAGGCGTGGAAGGCGATCTTCTCGATCACGCCGCAGTTCTCCGACGCTCACACCTACAGCTGGGGCACCAATCTTGTGGTTGGTCTGCACATTGCCCTGGACCTGAACGCCTATATGACGGAGTTCAAGATCGGCACTGGCTACACTACCAACCCGACGATCACTGCATCGCTCGGCTCCACGACTATCAATACGGCAGCAACCGCCACTAATGCTGACGTTCGCGGAACCTTTGTCCCGACAGCAGTCAGGGAAATTCTTACTGTAACGCCGACGGCTCGCCGCACCAACAATCCGCAGTCTCTCGGCGGCATGTCGGTCGGATTGTTCGGCGTTACCCAATTCACCCAGTAAGGTCATTTGATGACGTAAGAGCGGGGCGGGCAAACGCGCCTGCCCCCTTTTCATTTAGGAGTTATCTAGAATGGCCCTCGCTTATACGTTTCGGGTGCTGGAAAACGGCCCCCGGAACTACATCCTGCAGGCTAATGCTGTTGATGTGGCGACTACGGCGGTAGCAACCACCGGAACCGCGTCCAATGGCATTATCGCTGCTAACGGCTACACGCCGACAACGCATCTGAAACTGTATCGGATTTGGTACAGCATCTACAATCTGGATGTTCGGGTGCAGTGGCACGCCACCACCAACGTAGATATTGCCATCCTCTCCGGCGGCTACGGCGATCTCAACTTCGATGAGATGGCGGCCCACTCGACGTTCATGATCAATGACGGTGGCGTGGGCGTAACTGGCGATATTGATATTGCCCCTAGCTATGCCAGCACCATTACGACTGCCGGCGGTGTCACGGCATCTCTTTCGCTTACTCTGTTTGCTATCAAGGGCGCCGGCTTCCCATAAAGGTCACGAGTGTTCCCTATGAAGCAGATGGGCTATTTCTTTCTTGATCATAGAAATTCTCCAGGACTACCAGAAGATATCGCGCGCAAGGCAGGATACGACCCGAAACTTGCAGGCGAAGGCAAAGTTTACGAGGCAGATTCATTTACTTGTCCGCATTGCAAGAGTGCGGTCGTAATGCACAAAGAGCGCGAACAACCTCGCGCGACTTGCGAAAAATGCACTTTCTCAAACGGTGTTAAACGCTACATCTGCGATGGCTGTGCGTACCTGGCTAGACAGCCGGGATACGTCCACCTCACCCTTGAAAAAGTATATGA